ACTCAATGGTTAAATCCTGATGGTTCTTCTATAGATAAAGTAACAATACTCTAAAAACTATGGCAAATACACAAGAAATAATGCAATATGCTTGTATAGCACATAATAATACAGCGTTAGTAGGTAGTACTAAAACAATACAAGCAGGGGTTAATATAGGAAAATATGGCTTCTATAAGAATGGTAAACAATATAATATAGAACTTGATAGTAGTGATGAGTTTACTAATACTTACTTTAAGCTATTAGATGATAGTAGTGATGCACAAGCATTCTGTGATGTCTATGCTAAAGTAGATATTCCTTTAGAGCAAGCTGTAAATAAGCCTTTTAAAATTAAGTTTAGTGATGCAGGTACTGATGTTAATGTAGTAGAACTATACTTATGGAAAAATACTGTAAATCCTGAATTATGGTTGCAACCCATTAAACCTACTGTAACTACTGAGGGTAATGAGCTTGCCTACATACAATGTGATACAGTCTCTGCCAATTTATCATTAAGTGATGCTGAGTATTTCACTTTTAATAAAAGAGGTAGTGCTAATATACAGAATGACAGAAGTGCTATGGTACTTGCAGTACTAAAAGCTTTTGAAGGTAAAAAACCTTGTACTGTAAGAGCAGCAGACCCTTCGGCTACTACTGGCACTATAACTTATACTTTTGGTTATGAAGCTCCTGAGATAAAGCAAAGAATGACTAAAGCTAATATGTGCTATGAGATTACTAAAGAGTGGGATTTAAATGGAGAAACTCTTACAGTACCTACAGGATGTACATTAAACTTTACTCATCTTGGTAAGGTAAATAATGGTAAAATAAAATTGCAGGGTACTGCATTAGTACTTCCTGCTAATAATATTGCTAATATAGGCACTGCTACTATAGATAGTACTTCTACTTATGCTACAGGGCAAATGCTTTATGATACTACTTTAAAGAAACCTAAGTGGTATAATGGTACTGCTTGGATAACAGCTGATGGTACAGCAATTGAATAAAACAAAATAATATGTCACAGAAAGTTTATGTACAAGATATTAAAGATAAGAACAATGGCTTAACTCTTAATGAGATTCTTACCTCATACAACATATACTTTCTTACTTATACAGGGAATACTGCAAGCACACGTTTGCAAGTTCCCTTTAATATAAGAAAAACAGGTTTATGGGTAACTTATGTAGATTATAAGCATAAGATACATAATGAGTATTATGTAAGCCAGTGGGTAGATAATGTCAATTGGATTAAGGATTCTAATTGGGTAAATATAGAGTATAATCTTGCAGATGACTTATTTATCAATGAGGATGGCTATTGGGTAATTAATGGCCAGGTTACAGGAATTAAAGCTGAGGGTAAAGATGGTATAGATGGTAAATCAGCTTACCAGATAGCAGTAGAACAAGGCTATATAGGAACTGAAGAGCAATGGATTCAGAGTTTACATGGAGAAGACGGTAAAACTCCTACTATAGGTATTTCATCTGATAACTACTGGGTAATCAATGGTATTAAGACAGATGTTAAAGCTACTATGCAAGATGACCCTATACTTAATACTCTTACTATAGATATAGAAACTATGGGATGTCCTATAATGGATTGGGGAGAAGAACTCCCTGTAACTTGCACAGCATGTATTCAGTGTACTCCTGTTTCCTTACTAGAGAAATATAAAGATTATCAATGGCAGTGGAAGATTACAAGAAATACAGGAAATGAATTATCTGATACAATATGGAATGAAGGTAGTAAAGCTAAAACATTTAATTCCTGTATAGAGAGTGTTAATAGTATTACTATGTCATATACTACAAAGGTTAATGACTTAGGAGTAGCTACTAATAACTTTGGTACTACTTTTACTATTGAAGTAAAAGAACCTATTACTAAAACAACATATAGTACAACAATAAATATATAAAAATATGAAGACATTTGGGGCATATCTAAGAAGACAGTTCCAGCCTATGACTTTAGGAGCAAAGCTAGTATGTTATTCTCCTTATAGTCCACTAACACAGTCTTATGACCCTAAGACTAATCAATATATTCCAGATAGAACAGTTGAAGGATTTAATTTAAAGTTAGTTCCTATTATATCGGCAAGTGTATCTGATGGTTCTTTAGATAAACTTATAGGTAATGATTATCTTGATAATCCTGTGTTTTATATGGACACAGAAGATAATATTATAGATGTTAGTAGCAATTCTAAAGACTATAATCTTGAGAGTGATGCTACTTATAAGTATATATTAAGTATAAACAAGAATTTTTCTACAGGAACTTCTCATAGTATATGGATGTCTGCAGACTTTAGAGACCCTAGAACTAATGAAGTTTTAAAAATAAAGACTGATATTGTAACTATTGTTACATCAGCAATGGCAGCTGATAATTACCTCTTTACTTTTGAAGGTTCTAAAAAGATAACCTATGACCCACTAAGTGATACTAAACTAGAAGCAGAATATCTTACAGCTCATGGTACTACAACTGCAGACCCTAATGATGGTTCTGGATATATGTGTACTTTGAAATATAAGTTAATGAAAGGTACTACAGAAGTAACAGATTATACAGTTAAAGCTTTTAGTACTGTTAATGAGAAAACTACAGAGATTACAAATATAGGAAGAGGATTAGTACAAAGCCTTACTAAAAATTCTATAACATTAGATTTAAGGTGTTGTGATTTAGATTGGATTTCTATAGCAGGCTATATTACTACTAAAGATAGTGCAGGTAAAAATGTAACTTCTGAAGTAGCAAGAGCATCCCTTTGTTCTATAGGTAGGGTTAGAAAAGCTTATAATATACAAATGCAAAATGAAGAAGATATTTATCCTACTGCTACAAGACATATAGACTGGGCTGTAGTAAATTACAATGGGCAGGTATTAAAAGCTCCTGAGAATGTTATAGACATTGTATGGAGAACTAATACAGCTGCTAAAAGTGATGTTGTAGTAGGGTATAATACTTATGTAGACTATCCTTTAGAGAAAACAGGTGTTGGGTATAATTATGAGGAAGGATGGATAGAACAATATATAGAACATCAACATAAAGAACCTTATGCCTTGGCTACAGTAACAAATGCTGACAAGACAGAAGATTATTATACCAATGAAAAGGGAGAATATTTTATAATTAATTAATTTATAATATAAATGGCAGATAATAATGAAAAACAGGCTATAGGCCATCTTACTATTAAGAGACTTAGAAAAGGCCGTAATATTATATTAGGTTTTGTTACAGATAAAGCTTTGTTTCAAGCTTGGAATCCTGTAACTAAAAAAGCAGAACCAGAGTTTGGTAATACAGCAGCTACTCAAGGTCCTACAGTAACTCCTACTGTATATACCAGTGATAATGTTACTAATATCACTATTAGTAGTGAATCTAAATGGTATTATAATTCTTTAGAAAATCCTATAGAATGGAATGACCCTAGTGGTGGTTATAGAGTATCTAAGAATGGTTTATTTAAAGAGAACACTACTACCCATGCTCTTACCTTTATAGGTAACTTAGCTTCGGCAGATAATAGAGGCACTGATACTTTTTATTTTAGAGCTATGGGAGAAGTAGCAGGAACAAATTATGAAGCTCTTGGTAGTTTTGAATTTAAAATACAAGAGATTAGTGATTCGGGTTGGGTATTAATGACTAGTGGTGGTAATCTTCTTACTAAAGATATTTCTACAGTTAACCTTACAGCATATCTCTATTGTAATGGTAAGCCTGTTACAGGAGGTTATATAGAATGGCATACTGTACAGGACTCTGATAGTTTTATCTCTGCAGGATATACATGTACTGTAGGACAGGATAAAGTTTTTGGCCAAGGCCCTGATTCTGGTGTAAGAGTATTTGCTTGGCCTAATAAAGCTAGTAAAGATGCAAAAGAAGAAGCTGTAGCCTCTACTTTTCATGCAATTAGTGACCTTACAGATGATTATGATGTAGAAGCTTTTATAATAAGTAATGCTACTGAATGGGATGGTAAAAACTCTATATGGGTATCTTCAAGACTTAGGAATGTTAGAACTCAAGCTGTAGTAACTACAGCAGATATAGCTACTTTAACATGGAATGCTGATATTTATGATAGTAAAAAAGCAGCTCCTGTTATTAAGGATATGCTTCCTACTACCACTAAAATAAATAATGTAACTTATGACCCTGCTTGGGAATTAGGTACTACACAATGGGCTAAGATAGATGATGGTTGCGATATGACAGTATCTCTTGAAGCTCTTTGGAAAACTAATACAACTACATAAAATATATAAAGATGACAGAATATGCAGCAAGAAGTTATATTACACTTCATAGGAAAGCTAAAGATGGTGAGCAAGGACCTCAAGGACCTTCGGGCAAAGATGCAGTATTATTCACTATAAATCCTTCTGTCATTAATGTTGCATGTGATTCTAAGGGAGAAGTAAAAACTAAAACCTATACTTGCAGCTATACAATATATAAAGGCAATACTAATATAACTTCTACTGTTTTGCCTGCAGTAAGTAAATCAAGTGGATGTACAGCTTCTGTAGGTTCAGGTGTAGTTAAAATAGGCTCTTTTAATGCAGATAGTGGCTATGCTACCTTTACTGCTACAGTAGAAAAAGTAGATTACACAGCCACAGTAAACTTTCAAAAAGTACTTGATGGAGCTCAAGGAGAGAATGCTGCTACTTTTAATATATCACAGTCTTCTTTATTAGTAGCTTGTGATAATACAGGAGCTTTAAAACAAACTAGTTTTACCTTATCTTATCAAGTATTTAAAGGTACTACAGATGTTACTTTAAGTAGTGTAGTCTCTTGTATTGAAAATGTAGGATGTATAGCAGAGACTCCTAATGCTGATGGCACTTTAGTAATTAAAAGTTTTACTGAAGACTCTGGCTATGCTATATTTAGTGTTCCTGTAGGTTCTATAACATGTAAAGCTAAAGTAACCTATAGTAAGATATATGATGGTAATACAGGTCCACAAGGACCTTCTGGGCACTCTTACTACATACAATGTGCACCCATCACTATATATCTTAATGCTGCAGGTAACATGAAATCAAGTTCTCAAACTACCCAAGCATCTTTATGGAAGGATGGTGCTAAGATAACTTCAGGGGTAAAATGGTCTTATACAACAATAAGTGATAGTTTTCCAGAAACTGCTACCTTTAGTATAAGTACTACTGGATTAATTACAATAAAATCTTACAATACTGTTGCTCAAAGTACAGCTACTATAAAAGCAGTGTATTCAGATATAACCATTACATACATGTTACCTATAGGAAGTGTTAAAGATGGTGTTGCAGGCACAGCAGGATTAAAGGGAGACATAATGTTATATAAAGGACAATGGCAGAGTAATGTTGTCTATAAAAAGCATTATGAACTTAGTGCAGGAAGTGGTGAATACTACACAGATTATGTTAGTTATGGTACTAATACTGATAAAACAATGTTACAGTATTGGGCAGCATTACAAAATAGTCAAGGCAATACCCCTATGGGAGGTAGTGATTATTGGAAACAATTTGCTACTACAGAGTTTCTAGCTACAAGGCTTGTAATATCAGACCAAATTAATTCTAATATTATAGATGCTGTAGAGCTTAATGCTGAGAAATTTTATGCAAATACTCTTAAAGCTAAGACTATAGATGCAGAAAATGCTACTTTTAATAATCTTACAGTGTCTGGGTATTTTAGAAGTGGATTTGAAGCTGTTAATTATGAGACTTTAAACACTAAAATTACAGGTACTACTAATGCCACTAAATTTTTATATAATGGTACTTATAAGGATTTATATGGTTATAGGGTAACTAATAAACTTAATATAATGATAATAAAACCTTCAAATAATCCAATAGGAATGAATGGAGGTTATATTATTCTACCGAATGATATTAAGTATGAAGGAGCTAGAGTGCTTATTTATGCAGCTCCTTATTATAAGGATGAAGGTACAGGCTCTTACACTGAGGAGGATAACATGTATGTAAATATAGTAACAGGTATTCAGAAAGCTGATTCAGAAACTCCTTATAATTGGAATCAAAATGTGGGATGGTTTCTTAATACTAAAGTATCTGCAGGAACAACTGGTAACTACCTTGGAGCTACACAAATTAAACTATGGGGTGGTTATATAGAGTTATTAGGAGTACCTTTTACTTATACAGAGGCTTCAACACAGGAGCAAGTAACATACTGTAGATGGTTAGTATTAAATGTTCAAGCATTAAAAGATGTAGAATATTTTAGATATTTTCCAACACAATTATAATATAAATAATTAAAACATTTAAATATAAATATATATGGCAAATAAAGCATTGGCTAGTGTAGATACTATAGATGTAGTAAATGCATCAACCAATATCATAGTTGAAAGTGGTGGGAGTATTAAGAGAACTTCTGCCAAAAACTTAACAGCAGGTATTGCAGATGGCTTACTTGCTGAAGTAGGTGTAAAAACACAGGATTTAATGTCTTATGGTGTATCTTGGGACACTGCTGAAGGAAAAGGAGACCCTATATGTACTAGAACAGGTAATATGCTTTATCATAAAGAATTACCTATTCAGAATAACATGAGAGGATGTATAGCACAATGTGTAGGTACTCCTAGAATTATGTATTATTTAAATCCTAATGACTGGGCTTTTAGAGCAGATACTAGAGGGTTTATACTTAAAGATAAAACTATTACAGCAACCTCTACAGCTAAACAATATACTATTACTGATGATGCTTTTGGTACTATACAGTATAGTGGTTGTATCTTTATAATAAATAACATAATATGTGTTATGCAATCTATTAATACTACAACTAAAACAGCTACTGTTTTTGCAGATGAAGCTATAGCAGAAGGAACTTATGATGTGCAGCTTGGAGCTGTATTAAATGGATATGATGGTGAAGTGATGGTAGAAGTACCAGAGTTTTGGATTAAATCATGGTCTGATGGTACTAAAAGAGAGGTAAGAATTTCTCCTACAAAGATTGATGATACTTGGGAACATCAGCCTAGGATGCTTGTAGGAGCTTATAGAGAAACATTGCTTAATACTGCAGGTACTGCAGGGCAAGGATATTATTCTACTTTTGCAGCTAATACAGGAATGTGTGTAGCTAATAGCTCTGCAAGGTTTGGGGGAGGTTCTGATGGTACTAAATTAGGCTATCCTAGAACTAATGTTAGTAGAACAGATATGAGAACCTATGTAAGAAAAGCAGGTAAAGAACTATTGAGTTATAAGCAGTATAAAAATCTTTATTGGCTTTATGTTATAGAATATGCTAACTTTAATAGTCAGGCAGAATTTAGCGCAAATCTTACTTCTGATGGTTATAGGCAAGGAGGACTAGGAGCAGGTGTTACTAATTTTACAGATGCCCAGTGGAAAGCTTATAATAATTATAATCCTATTGTTAAGGGAGGACAGTTTAGATATAGTGGTAATAATACAAATAGAATTAAAACAAGTACTACTGTAACAGTAGATTCTACTACCTCTACAATAGTATCCTATGTGCCATACTGGCATGGTATTGAACAACCTTTTGGTGATATATATACTAATCTTGATGGTGTAATAATAGATTATAGTAATAAAATTACTGTAGATGGCGTACAATATGTTCCAGTATATGCTACTGATAATCCTAGTTATTATAGTGACACTGATATAAGTAAAATGGATAGAGTAGGATTGCAAGTGCTGACGGGGAATTATATAAAGGAATTTGATTTAGGAAGTACTGCAGAGATAATTCCTACATCCGTACAAGGTAATGCTACATTATATAAATGTGGCAGTAATATAATATCTACTACAGCCACTTCTCTAAATACTCTTCTCGTCGGTGGTCGCGCTGATAGTGGTGCTGGCGCGGGTCTCGGGTCTTTCTACTCTGGTACTGCTGTTTCTGCTCGGGGGTCTAGCCGTGGGTTTCGGTCTTGCTGTGTTTTGAAATAGTGCAAGAAATTTAGGAGCAGTTAGTATAAATTAACACATACTTAAAAAGTAATAAATATATAATTATAAATATACAGTGAATAAACACTGCTAAAAAATTTAGGTTGGTTTATTCCATAGTTGTTCTGCAAAAAGAGACATCTATTTTTATTTTTGATTTATCTCTTCTCGTCAGTGGTAACGCTAATAATGGTGCTAACGCAGGTCTCAGGTATTTCAACTCTAATAATGCTGTTTCTAATCAGTGGTCTAACAATGGGTTTCGGTCTTAAATGTGTTTACTTTATAAAAGAAATAGACTAACCTTGTCAATAGACAAAAGATAACGTTGTAAATTAAAAAGCAGTATTGGTAAGAATATTCTGAAGATTCTGTTTTTCAAAACACATGCATAATGAAAAGAGTAGGAAAATTACATGAGAAAATATGTACTCTTGATAATATAGAGCTTGCTGATAGATATGCAAGGAGAAATAAGAAGGATAGTGGTATAGCGGTGCATGATACTAAGGCTGAAGAAGAAAATCTAATGCTCTTAGATAAGCTGCAAAATCTTACCTATAAAACTTCTAACTATACAAAATTTAAGATAAAAGAAAAGAAAGAAAGGATAATATTCAAACTTCCTTATTATCCAGATAGAATTACTCATTGGGCTATAATGCTTATTATGGAAGATATTTGGGTAAATACTTTTATAAAACATACTTATTCTTGTGTAAAAGGTAGAGGAATTCATAAAGCTATTATTGATATACAGAAAGCACTATCAAAGGATAGTAAACATTCTACTTATTGTCTTAAAATGGATGTAAAGAAGTTCTACCCTTCAATAAAGCATGATATATTAGAAAGATTATTAAGAAGGAAGATTAAAGATAAAAAACTTCTTTCAATATTAGATGAGATAGTAGAGTCTGCTGAAGGTGTACCTATAGGTAATTATTTATCTCAATTTTTTGCTAATTTATATCTTACATATTATGACCATTGGATGAAAGAAGTCATAGGAGTAAAACATTACTTTAGATATACTGATGATATTATGGTATTGTCTGAAGATAAAAACTTCTTAGAAAAAGTAGTAATACTAACAAAACTTTATTTTAAATATGAGCTAAATATAAGTATTAAAGATACTTACTTTATAACTGAGATAACAGATACTCAAGGTGTTACTTTCTTAGGATATAGATTCTTTAGAAACTATACCTTAATAGGTAAAGATATTAAGAGAGCTATTGAAAAAGTAATGCATAAATATAAACAAGGTAAGATTGGTAAAGATAAATTGAAAAGAACTATGTCTTCATACTTTGGGTGGTTAAAATGGTGTAATTCTAAGAATTATCTTCAAAAAATAGAAGATATAACAGGACTGCACTTTTCTAACTGGAAAGGTAAGAAAATTAATATTAGTACTTTAAAAGATAAATGTATTTATATAGTAGAGAAAGTAGATTACTCTAAGTACTTTCAATTACATTTTATATATAAAGGAAAACCTTATATAGTTAATAGCAGAAATGTTAAACTTAAAGAAATCTTAGAAGGTAAGCAATTACCTATAAATTTTAAATTATAAATTATGTTCGAACAAAATAATAGAATAACACAATCTACAAAACCAGAGACTTTTGTTCCATTAGGTACTGGTAATTATTATTATCAGTATGATATTCAATATCAAAAAGTAAAGAAACATCTGGTGGAAGAAGACAAAGATGTAGAGGAGCTTGAATATAGCTTTTTACAGCTAAGAATAGCAGGAGTTCCAGAGTATAAAGCTTGTGTAGAGGCTGTGATTAGAAGTTATCTAACAGAAACACAAGAATTTGACTTAATTAATTCTGCTAATAAAGATATTCTTGCAGGTAAAAAGAATAGTGATGATATAACAAAATATCTTGAGTATCTTGCTCTTCTTGATGAAATAAAAGAGAAAGTGAAAAAGGATTTTGCTTAACTTTTAAAAAGAATCCACTTATGCTATTGTGTAGGTGGATTTTTTTATTTACATTTGCAGGTGTGAAATATTTTAATACAAATGAAAAATACTCTATTGTTGATATTCACTACATGTATAATAATATTATTATATATTTCTTATTCTTTTCGTAAAGACAATAAGGGTCTTAATAGTAAACTTACTACAGCTATAAATAATATAAAAGCTTATAAGAGTACTAATGATAGTTTAAGAGATAAGTGCATATATTTTAAATATACTGTAGAAGAATTGGAGACATATAATGATTCTATATTAGATAAATTAATAAAGGTGCAGCATGAATTAGGGATTAAAGATAAGAACCTTAAACAGTTGCAGTATATAGAGAGTAAAGCAGAAAGAAGAGATACTATAATATTTAGAGATACAATCTTTAAAAGTCCTACTTTAAAAGTAGACACATTGATTGGCAATGAATGGTATTATGCTAAACTAAAGTTGGAATACCCTAATATTATATTTATCAATCCTATATGCAAGAGTGAAAAGTACATAGTAACAAGTAAAAGAAAAGAGACAGTGAGACCTCCTAAGAAGTTCTTTCTTTTAAGGTGGTTTCAAAAGAAACATTGGGTTGTGGAAGTGAACATAGAGGAGAAGAACCCATATATTACTAATATTAATAACAAATTTATAGAAATTATAGACAATGATTGACCTTGGGATAATAATTACTGGTGGTATAGGAGCTCTTACCACTATAGTAAGTGGTTGGGCATCATGGTTCTACACACGTAGAAAATATAATAGTGAGGTTGACTCTAATGTGATTCACAATATGAAAAGTTCTTTAGATTTTTATGAACAACTTACTACAGATACTAATAATAGATTGAAGGAAGTATTACAAAAAAATAAAGAGCTGGAAACTCAGGTAAATAATCTGAGAAACCAACTATTTAACTTGATGTCTTCAATATGCACAGACTTAACCTGTCAGTTAAGACAGCACAATGAAGAGAAATTAAAAAATATAAATGATACTAACGCTGGAAAGAAAGTGGAAGAAAAGTAACTATACTATAGGCAACTTATATATAGATGGTAAATACTTCTGTGATACTCTTGAAGATGCTGATAGAGGATTGAAAGATACAATGTCACTAGAAGAAATAAAAACATTAAAACAGCCTTCAATTACCGCTATTCCTATAGGTACTTATAAAATCACTTTAGATGTGGTAAGTCCTAAGTTTAGTCAATACCCATTTTATAAGAATATTAATGGTGGAAGAGTGCCCAGACTTTTAAATGTAAAAGGCTTTGATGGTATCTTATTACATGTAATGGATGGTAAGAAAGGGGCTAAACTAAGCTCAGGCTGTATAGGTGTAGGTAAGAATCTTATTAAAGGAGGACTACTATTAGGTAAAGAGTATTACAAGAAGTTGTATGATACACTTCTTCCATATAAAGATAATATAACTATAAAAATAATTTAAGTATGGCAAAACCAAAGAAAGTAACTAAAGTACCTACTAAAACTACGCAGAAGAAGACTCAGAGTAAATATAGACCATTGCCTATGTCTCCTACTGCAGGTATTAACAGAGGACATAGACTTGGGTGTGGAGGGAAACTTAAAAAATAGATATTGTAAGCTATTACTATTGATATTGAAATATATACCAATGGTAATAGCTTTATGCTATATAATAAATTCTATATATTATATAGCACCTTTAAGTAATATAGCAGGAATGTCA